GGAATACAATGTTGAAGATCTGACACAAGATCAAGTTGCATTTCTGAATCACATTACAGAACTAGATCGAAAGATGGCTCAGATGAGATTCAACTTAGATCAGTTACAAGCGGGCAGAGATACATTTGCAAGATTACTCAATGAATCTTTGAATGCAGAACCAGAACTTGTAGAGTAAAAAAGGAATAGGAATGTCACCCCACGAAGAACTGTTAGCTCATGAGAAACTGTGTGCAGAAAGATATGACACAATACATCATAGATTAGACCGTATTGAGTCAATGTTAAATAAACTTATATGGGGTGCGCTAGGTGGCTTTGGCACAATTTCAATTGCCGTTGTTGTTAGTGTATTACATTAATGGAGGAAGAACATGGAAGTATTGATTGCAATGATTTTAACAATAATACTAACATTCGTAATAGCCTGGATAGCGATGGAGTTCGACAAAATATGGAACGCAACAAAGAAGTTAATCAAAAACCTCGTCCTCGAATTGATCGTATTGTTACGGATTGTTGTTAGATACTTAATGAAAATTTTTTACCACAAACCTATGATGTGGTTTCTTGATAAACTAGAGAAGTGGCTATCATGATACAAGCAATACTCCCCCTTATTAGCACAGTCATTGATCGAGTAGTTACTGATAAGAATGGCGCAGCAAAGGCTAAACAAGAGATTGAACAAACACTCATTGATAATGCCATTAAACTTAACTTAGCTCAAGCAGAAACAAATAAAGTAGAAGCAGCACATCGATCTGTATTTGTAGCTGGTTGGAGGCCTATGATTGGTTGGAGTTGTGCTATTGGAATTTTTTGGCTATTTGTCGGACATCCTCTTGCTGTATATATTGATGGATTAGACGGCACAGTTAGTCCGATACCAACAATTGACCATGACATTTTACTAGAATTAACTTTCGCTTTATTAGGTCTTGCTGGCTTACGCACTTATGAAAAGCAGAAGGGTTTAACTAAGTAGTGTACTTAACAGAACACTTTAGCAAAGAAGAACTTTGCCATAGCAATACTGCAATTAGAATGGGTTTAGATAATGAACCTAACCAAGTGCAGTTGACTAATCTATACACATTAGCTGAAGGATTAGAGCATGTCAGGTCTAAGTTGGGTGGATTACCTATCATTATATCTAGTGGGTTTAGGTCAATGGACGTTAATCGTGCTGTTGGCTCGAAGGACTCCAGCTTTCATACTTACGGGTTGGCAGCAGATTTTATTTGTCCTCGTTATGGCAGCGTTGATGATGTGTTTCATGCTTTGGTATCCAGCTCGATAGAATACGATCAACTCATTAAAGAATATGATCGGTGGATTCATATTGGTTTTCCTAAAGGCTATGACACTCCTCGCAGACAATCACTCATCATAGATAGCAAGGGTGTGCGTGCAGTTGACCAACAACAGATATAAGATATACTTATAAAGTATTAACTTTGTAGAGAATCTTATGACGAAATATAAATCTGTTTTAGTTATATCAGATCTACACATTCCCTATCATCACAAAGACGCATTCAAATTTCTTAAGGCACTTAAAGATAAATATAAGCCTGACCTCATAGTTAACATTGGCGATGAGTTAGATCAGCATGCTATTAGTATGCACGATCATAACCCTGACCTGATGTCTGCTGGAGATGAATTAAAATCGTCTCGTGTATATGTAAAAGAATTAGAAAAAATCTTTCCTAAAATGACCATTGTGCATTCCAATCACTCATCCTTAGTTTATAGACGTGCATTAAAGTATGGTTTACCGAAGGATTATTTAAAGTCATACAATGAATTTCTTGGTGTAAATAAAGGATGGCAATGGGTTGATGACCTACGCATTACCTTATCTGATAACTCAAAATGTTTCTTTACTCATGGTATGTCGGCAAATGTCTTACAAGTGGCGATGCAATACGGCATGAATACAGTTCAAGGTCATTTTCACACTAAGTTTAGTATAGGTTACTTTTCCAATCCACAAAAACTATGCTTTGCAATGCAAGTTGGTTGTTTAATCAATCAGAAGTCTATGGCATTTGACTATGCTAAAAACTTTAAATCACGTTTCATTGTAGGATGTGGCATGATTATTGATGGACAGCCTAGATTAATGCCTATGGTCTTAAACAAGGATGGTCGATGGAACAAAACGATTCCCTAGAGCTGCTAAAGTCTTTTATTAACCAAACAGTGGAAGACATAGAATATATCCAAGACGACAGCGAATCTCTTATTAAAATCAGCTTTACCAACAAAGAAACATTTATCATTACCGCAGATGCGTTTGATATGTATTTTGCTATGCCAAAGGATACGGAGTACCACTAATGGACATTTCAGATATTGCTAAAAAACTTGAGAACTCTCTAATAGAAGAATGCCAGGTTGTCTATGGAGAGGATACGATTGTTTTAACTTTGAGCAGAAATGGTGAAGTGTTTACAGTTGAGATTATAGTAGACAGCATATACCTTGAAGAAGACTAATATAACGCTTCCTGATGGCTCTGAGACGGATAATTGTAGTCAGGAATACCAAAGGTACTGTGAAGCCCTAAACCTCTCTAAAAAGCCCTTAGAAAAGCGCAGAGAATGGTTAAATAAACTGCGTGACAAAGACCGAGTTGATAAGTTAAAATATTGGTTGAGAATAATTTGGGACACGAGATGAAACACATTCATTGGTTATTACCATTCACACCAGACAAAGACATATCAACAGTACATATAGCATCTGCTAGGCTCAGAGCAGGATTATTTAAAAACACACCTAACTACAATGTCACCTATGGATACAACGTAGGTCAATGTGATATTTTAATCGTTGGTAAAATAGGTGTTAATGTTACAGACTTAACAGACTTGTGGATAAATATTATCAATAGACATAAGAATGTTATCTTTGATTTTACAGATGACCACATTAATAACATCACCCCAATGACACGCTTTTACCGGTCTGTGGTTAAAAAAGATAGTAGGATAGTAGTTAGCAGTCAACGTATGAAGGAGAATTTGCAAGGTTATGACAACGTGCAGGTAATAGAAGACCCATATGAAATAGACATACAGCCTGTGAGAAGAGCAAATAATCGCTTCCTATGGTATGGACACCCTACTAATTTAAAATACCTCTACAAGCTCATACAACAGCTACAGACGCATAATCCTATCACACTTGAGGTAATGACATCACAAAACGCAATACCGCTTGTAGAAGCAGCGTTTAAGAAAATGAATATCAACCCCAACATTACTTTAGATATACACCCATGGTCAATACATGAGATGTATGCCACTCATGCAAGTGCTGTATTAATACCAGGTGATGTGAGTGATATAAGAAAGAATGGTGTTAGCAGCAATAGACTACTGACTGCATTTGCTATGGGTTGTGCTGTATGCGCTACCCCTTATGAATCATATAAAGAGTTTAGTGATTACTTTTGTGATATAGATAAGGTTAATGAGTTTATTGATAATCACGAGACATACCTAGAAAAGACTAAAGAAGCACAAAAACTAATAACTAAGTATTCAGAGGAAGAGATGCTTGCAAAATGGATAAAGCTATTGTGAAGCCCAGTCGTACCAAACTTTTACAGTTGATTGCAACTTTTCTACACCTGTTTGCCCATCCTCTATCGTTAATTCTTTTAGTCCAGATTTACTCACTTTATATATTTTGTCTACTCTGGCATCATTTGGTTTAGAATAACCAATCACGAATAGCACAATCATATTAGGCTGACATGATAATGCTTGTAACAATATTTTTTGTCCAGGCAACATATCTCTTTCATCAGGATGCTTCCATTCTATAAACAAAAACTTATCTGACGTTCTTGCCTTATTAGCACGATGAAAACACGTGTCTATATTAGATGCTGACCATTTAGAATTTTCAGGTATTAATCCTTCAAATATACCAAAGTCTACGTGTTCTGCTTTTGGGTTGTTCATAGGCATACGATTACCCCACTATCTGTAACCTTACATATTTTTATATTACCATCTGGTTCTAATATCGTAACTGTCTCATTTGCATTAGCTTCATGTACCATAAAGTAAATAGCAGCAGTCACTATTAATACCAATATACATTGTTTATCCATCTTTGCTCTCCTCAAAGTTTATCAAATTGTTTGGATACATTTTGTAATACTTACCTCGTACATCATGTACCACTTCAACTCTTATACTACCATCACCCTCTTTAAAAAACTGAATAGTGAACCAGTCCCCATCAATCGCCATTCTTCTTGTTGTCATTCTTACAATATCCATGCCCTTCTAAGTTAATACCACACCAATATTTCTTTTTGTCATAAATACGAGAAGGCATACCGCATTTACATTTTTTTAAAGTTGGTGATTTTATAGCCATCGCTCTACTACTTCCAATATAATTACCATTAAGATACAAGCCAATCCTATTGCGTAGCAGATACCACAAGGCTCGTTAGTCTTCATCGTGTAGTGGGTCTTCTATCCACTCGTCAGGCATAATTGGAGATGCTTTCTTTCTATCTAACTCATCTGCCAAATCATTTGCATACCATGCAATCTTACGAAGCTCTTGCGCCCAGTCATCTTTCTTACCAAGTCGTTGAGAATACTTTATAAGATTACCTTTAACATAAAACTTATAGTTGTCACCGAGTTTAGCTTTGATAACATCTATGGTTTCTATCCCTCCATCTTTGTAATGGTCAGGGTTAATCATATCTTTCATGACTGCTCCTCTATAATTATCATACCTTTTTCAAACTCACAAGATATACCTTTAATCCTTATATACACACTTTCACCATCATCTATTTTGTGTAATAACCTGTTTTTATGACATATCAACTCTTTTGTTTCTATAGGTTTAGATATGTAATACTGTAATGCTATACCAATTATTAATAAAAGTATAATCAATGCAACAAAATAACTCCATATTTTACTTAGCATATTCTAATTCTCCATTGTCCTTGCATTTTATCTACAAGAGTATAATGATACTTGTAACAAAATCTATATAGAAAGGAAAACATTATGTGGACAAAACCATCAGCAACAGAAATGCGTTTCGGCTTTGAAGTAACAATGTATGTTTGCAACAAGTAATTCATACTAAATTCATGGGGGACTTACATCCCCCTGAATAACACCTTCATTTTATTATTAGAACGCTTTACCCAATCCCAATCGAATCTAACCCTAACAATACCCTTCCTACCTCTTACTCCACCGATAGCAACAGCATTGCTAGGTAAATACTTTAGATTCTCTTTTGGTATAAATCGATAAATAAATTTACCAGGGGATGTCATCATCACCTTCTTTTGCTGGTTGTGGTGCAGCAGCTTTAGTAGAATCAGGCTTCCAATTATCTACCTCTGCATACCAATTACCTGAACGACCAACCAATACATTAAAGTTAATCCATTCATCTTGCTTAGATTGTAAAAACTCAATCATGCGTTGCTTGTTAATAGAACCAGTACCTTTTACAAACTCAGGTGCTTGCTCTCTTGGTGGTTTAAAGTTCAAACCATTTATAAATTCTTTATCTTGTGCCATGTATTACTCCTTAATTAAAATCTAAAAAGTACTTTGTTTTCTTTAGCTCGATTGTAGTTGTA